ATAATATAGTAAGTAATAAATAAGGACCTTCGGGTCCTTTTTTTATAGTGGCTTGCTTTTTAAGTATTCTGGATATTTTTTATTAAAATTTCGCATAATAACGCCAGCTATCTCATGTGCTTGATTTTCTTCAGGGCTACCAGTTTTACCACTATCCATGTTCAGTTCATCATTTATATCTTGTTTAAAATGCACTAACTCGTGTGCAACTGTTCTTAAAATGTCTACAGGATGTCGATTTTTTAATCCAACATATAAAGTGTTTTCATCAATATCATACATACCAAAACTAGGTTGTTGCCCGGTATTAACTATTGATTCAAATTTCATTTTAGGTAACTGATTAATACCTAATACTTCCATTGCCAAGGGCAGAAATTTTTCAAACATATCAATAAATGTTTTTTTAGATTTTTGATTTTCAATAAGTAGATCTAAAATTTTCACATTGTATTTATTGTTAATTATGTATTTGTTATCTTCTAACAAAATGGTAGTCGCCGTCGGGCCCGTTGTTGCTAAACAATCCCAAGCAATCATATCCTATTGAATCCATATACTCAATAACTGTATCTTTCAATGGAGCGCCCTTGTTATATTCTACTACTTGCAATTCTAATATAATATGTTTAGCTGTTTTAATAGTTTCCTGAGCACCTTTAAGAATATCCAGTTCTGCACCCTGTACATCCATTTTAATTAGATCAGGTGGGGGGAATTGTTTAAGATGTACTAAAGCATCTAATGTAATTGTACATAATTTTTTACGATGTGATTCATTAAAATATTGTGGGGCTTGTGGATTGACTTCTTCATTTTCTATATAATAACTATTTCCACCGGGATGATAATCATTTTGATAAAAATCTACTTCTTTACCACTTTCATTACTGAGCAATCCCATATGATATTGTAGACCACGTTCTTGATATAAAAACTCACAACTATCCATAGCTTCAAATGCAATATATTCTGCATCAGTCCATATACGCTGTGCTTCATTGGTCCAATGTAATACACATGCACCAATATCAAAAATAATTTTTGGCTCAAATCCTGAATCTTTTAATTTTACAAGATAATTTGCATGATCTACCGGAAGTAATCTTTGATTTCCTAGATCACGTAATCTTGCGGCAATGTCAATTACTACCGGTGTATCTATTGCATCTAATGTTGTGTCTACATTAAATGTAAAACTTCCTGTATGTTTACACAAGATACTGGGATCTGCCCAAATTTTAAATCCATTTTCTTTTGCTTTATTACAAAAATATACGTCTTCTGATACGGTATTAGAATGACTTATAGCACTGTGATATTTAAACTGTGGATATCCAATTACCTTAAACACTTCGGCTTTTACCAAAACACAACCAAATCCACAACCTGCAACTTCAACTAACGATCTTCCTTTTAACTTTCCGTAAGGTATATTATTAATACCACCAGTTGTATTTGATTCGTATATTTCTAAAATGTGTTCACCTGGTTTACGTTGTATATATAGGCCACTTACTACATCTTTATCATGTGATAGCAACTTAACTAATGTATCAGTGGGGAACGCAATATCGCTATCTACAGAAAACAGATAATCAAATCCATTAACTACCCAATCTGCTATTAAATTTCGAACTTGATCTACATTGTAGCCATAAAAGAATTGAAATGTAGCTTCATAACCTTCTGGTATTTTTAAATCATATATTGATTTAAAAGTCTCAGCCTCAATGTTACGAGCTGTGGGAATTCCTATTAGTATTTTTTTTTTTGATGTATTCATTTTTTTTATAATTAATTGTGCATTTTGATTTTGTTCAATAGCATTAACTTTATAATCATTAAGTGGATTAATGTCATTATAGTTATATACAATATCTTGTAGACATTTAACTTTGTTAGGATCAGCGGCTTCTATCAGTGCATAAAATACGCTACCGTCTCCACCTGCTTTAAACCATTGTCCGCTCTCATCTTGAAACATGCTATCTGCTATATCATTGAGTAGATATTTTTTAAATGTACGCAGATGTGTATACGGCAATATCCAGTTAAAATGATGGTTTCTATATGTACGATCTTGTTTAATCTGTTCGGGATAAGGTTGGCTAATCAAAGGAATGTTATCAACCATTGACCAACAACTTCCATAGGTAAACTCTGTAGTACCATCATAGATTGCATTATACTGACTGAATATAGTGTTATCGTTCAAAAGACTATCATCACCATCTAACAACATAATAATAGAGTTATTATTTGTCAAGCTTCGGATATGATCAATTTGATTACGTACTGCACCCCGATTTTCTGTGTTATTAGCAATTAAGAATTTATCTTGTATATCTTGAGGTAATGCTTCTATTGTACTTTTTAAAATATCTACAGTGTTATCTGTAGAGCAATCGTTAACTAAGATATGCATGTAGTTATCATAATCTTGTGCAGCTACGCTCTGTATGCATTTAGCAATATAGTTAGGACAATTAAAAAACGGACTGATAATAACAATAAGTTGTTCATTACCTGTTTTATAGTTTTCTAATTCTATAGTATTGTGGAATTTACGATTCCATATTTTGTGTACTCTATGATTAATCTTAGTTACTGCACGATATTCATTTCGAGACAGATATAATCCTAACTTTTTAAATATTAATTGTTTCCACTGTAAGGCAACAGTATTCCATCCTGCAAGATCTTTAACAATGTTACAATAGTATTGTTTTTGTTGATGTAGATACGTATTATGATATGCTTGTACCGTTGTAGTAACAAACTTTTCAATTTGTTTAGATGTATCAATATCAGGAAATAGATTATTAGGTTCTATAGCATAGTCAATGTGATAGCAGGCACCTTCTAAAGCGATCTCCTCTAGAGCACCAAATCTACAAGTAATAGCAGGTGTATTGTACAGGAGACTTTCTAATGTACTGATACCGAATGTTTCAGGAAAGGCAGCAGGATACAGCATGAAATTAGCAACAGTAAGTATATCAGCAATTTCACGTTGTGATATAACTCCTGTAAATTCTATTCCTAGTTTAGCAAGTTCGGGGTCAGCGGCCATAACACGCCAGTCTTTCTCTTGTTGATCAGGTTCACCATTTGTACCAAATCTGTAATAACCACCTATAATTTTTAATTTAGCTAAAGGAATATGTTTTTTAACTTCTGGCCAAATATGTTTAACTAACGGTATCATGCCCTTAGTCACTGATGCATTATAGACAAATAAATTAGTATCTTTAGCTTTAATATCTATCTCTGTTTTAAACTTTTGAGCACCATTACGTGTGATAAAGAATTTATTTTTTAAAACTTCAAAGTTTCGCCTTCGTCCATGATGGCAGTTTGCAACATAGGTTAAGTGAAAATCACTTAGTACAAAAATGTCTGTAATACGATTAGATGTTGCTAATTCTTCAATTAGATTATCTCCAAGACAGAATGTATCATGCATCCATAGCGCACGAATCTTAGCTTTAGATATTACTCTATCGTATAAATTTATGTTTTGAAACGGCATGGCTCTCATGTCGTTTAATGCAGGATAGTCTTTAGGATCTGTAAATGGAATTACAGTGCGTGAGCTTATAACAATATCAAACTCGTGATCATATGCAAGATCAGTTAATGGGCAATAGGTCACTCCATCGTATACACCCGGTTGTGCGTGATCAATACCGCAATTATTAAATATAGTTACAGTAAATCCAATTTCTGCAAGTTCCCGACTCATTAGGGTAACAGCACTTTCGCTGCCTCCTAATCCTTGTTTGTCTACTGTGGTACCATCGTATGGTATACCAATAATATCTATTATAGCAATTTTCATACTATTAATTATACACTATCGGTTCTATATGTCAACAATATTGATATTATTTTAATTGTGGAACGAATCCTGATGGTGTAAATGCTGCGGTATATCGAGCATTTTGAGTAATTCTTAAATCATCAATATATCCATTAAAAGATAATGAATTATATGATATTCCAATATACTTAAATGGTACACTATAATTAGTTGTGTTCGTAGTTGAACTAGTAACAGCACCATTTATATACATTGATAGTAAGGATCCAACTCTAGTTACTGCTACATGATTCCATGAATTAATAATTACTGTTCCAGTTGTGACAAATGTGGTATTATCTTTCCAACCAATTTGACTACCGGCCGGTAACGTTTCCCCTGTATAACCTAAAAATGCAGTTCCTGCACCACTAGTAGTAGTTCTAGAATCTAGTAATGCAGGTGCTGTTCCTGAATTATATAAGCTAAGTGGATACATCCACATTTCAACTGTAAAATTACTATATCCTATTGCTATTAAATTTGTTGTTCCGGTAGATACTATTCCTAATCCGTTTGCACCATTTCCATTAAAATATATACTAGCGTTATTATATTTAACTATTGAAGTTGATAACGAAACATCACCTATAGAATATATATCGTTTTGAGCAGTAGCATCAAATATTTTAGCTTCGGCAAAATTTAGCAATAGACTGGTATCAGAGTATTTAAAGTCCAAAGTTCCACTGGTGTTAAACACATACACTTTATAGCTATTTGTTGTATACACCCCGGGCGTACCTGTAGTGGTAGGTGAAGTAGCAAGTGTGTCTGTGTGCCATAATATTACTTTACCTGATCCACCACTGCCAGGAGAAGCCGCGTCTGATCCTCCTCCTCCTCCCTTACCAGTATTACTGCTTCCAGTTAAACTTCCTCCCCGCGCACCACCTACACTATATATTCCTGAATATGTTGAACTATTAGCTACATTAACATATAATCCATCACCACCAGCGCCGCCAGTTCCGCCCCCGCCGCCTAGATATCCAATACTGCCTGCACCACCTCCGCCGCCGCCGAGGGTGTTGTTATCATAAACACTACCACCTCCACGTCCAGCATTTCCGTAACCTGTGCCGCTACCATTACGTCCGACAGTGTTTTGAGTTGAAATTCCACCATAGTTAGCATTGCTGTTAAGATTACTCCAGCCACCACCACCACTACCGCCAGCGCCACCGGTGG